ATAGAGCTAGTCATAAACCATCATCCTTATGAGCAGTATTACCTGCTCCGACACTTGTGTCGATAATAGGATATTCTTCATCCATAGTTCCGTTCAAAGCCTCCCACGCTAAACTCCATGCATTAACCATATGTGAAAAGAAAATCATTTACTAGACTCTCTGCTTTTTCTTTACCAAACTTACCACTCAGATAACCTGATACTGGATCAAGTTTAGTCATATAAGCATCAAAATCTTTGTAGACACTTGTGTCCACTTCAGTTGGTTTCTCTAATTCTAACATCTCTTTATACTTTGTCAAGTAGGTTTGGAACATATCTAAGTGTTCATCTACTTCAGACATCGTACACTTTGCAATATAAACATTCTCGGAGAAGTGATTTCCGGGTTCAAAGAATCGATAATCTCCTTTACTCTTTGGTAATCCTTCAACTGAGAACAAAAAATTTTCTACAGGATGTTGGAAGTCAAAGACAATAATGACCTTCTTGTCAAAGAATCCCATAAGATCCATACCAAAACATGGAAGATTACTGCCTGTCTTAGGATAGATGATGTTGTTGTAAATGCAAGATTTTTCATTCCAGATCTCCACTTCTCGTGACTTAATTATATATGGAGTTGTATATGTTTTTGCGGTTAAGTATGTACCTTTAGATTCCCATGTAGCCCAAACGCTCCCTACACCGTTGTGGAGAGGGAGCGTTTCGTGCAGAATCTTTTTGTAATTAACCCATAGATTCATTGTTCTCATCTTCTTTCTTATCCATTTCAAAGTCAGCATCTACTTTGTCATACAACTCAAGGAATGATTGCTTTGTGTCATCATCAAATCTATTGATACAAACTTGGATTGCCTTTGCTTTGTTCTTGAAGATTGCATATGCACGAATAATGTGAACTAATCTTCTTGTACTGATGATTTCTTCAATACCACCATCGTAGAATGTCTTACGAATGATATCACCCCAATCAACTAATCTCTTACAGAAATCAGCATCATTAACACCAAGAGTTGCAGCAATCTTTTCTAAGATTCTATTCTCTGTTACTGGGGAGGGGTAGGATTGCTCGAAGGTAACTGGGAATCTTTCGAGGAATGCTTCGTTGAGCACGTTAGTTCCAATAAATCTTCCGTCGTCTGAACCTTTACCCTTAGTATTTGCGGTTGCGAGTATGTTGAATCCTGCTCTGGGTCTAACGAATCTGCCAATCTTTTTAAGGAAAACACCATTTCCCTCAAGGACGCTCTGAAGGCAGAGGATTTTGTTAGAGGCAAGGTCGATTTCGTCAAGGAGCAAGATTGCACCTCGTTCGAGTGCTTCGATAACGGGTCCGTTATGCCATACTGTGGCACCATCAACAAGACGGAAACCGCCAATAAGATCATCTTCATCTGTTTCAATTGTAATGTTTACACGAATAAGTTCTCTACCTAACTGAGCACAAGCTTGTTCTACAGAGAATGTTTTACCATTACCAGACAATCCAGTAATGAATGTTGGATAGAATTGTTTTGATTGTATTACTTTCTTAATATCTGCAAAGTTTCCAAACTTAAAGAATGTTTCATCAACTGCAGGAACTAAGTTCTTTTCAGATGCAGGTAATACTGCAGGAGATTTAAATGTTCTCTCAATCTGCTCTACATCTTTTTGAGTTACTTCAAGATTCCACTTACCTTTTGATACTTTGAAACTTGATAGTTTCTTAGTAACTGTTTGATAAGTGATATCATTCATTGCACAGAATGCTTTGATATCTGCTGTAGTAATCTCAGTACCATATAGGTTCTTGAGTTTTTCGATTGCTTGCTCGGAAGTCATTTTTGTTTCAAAAGGCATAATAATAAAGTGTTGTTTCTTAACTATGTTATTATTATAGTCAAAAAAAGGGGTTGATGAAACCCCTTGTGTGCCACTTTATTAACTGGTTTAAACTGTCTTTAAATATTCTATATGGTCTTCTAATTCTTTAACTAACTTTGATTTACTATGTCTACGATCAAGTTCAATACCAATCGTGCGTCCATAATCCTCTAGTTCGTCTTTTGATAAACTCTTCAAATCAAGAGGTTCTGGGTCAACAGGGTCTTCCACAGATGCAGGTGCTGTATCCACCACTGGTGTTTCTACTACCACTGGTGCTTCTTCTACCACTGGTGTCGCAACAGTTTCTGCTGATACTCCTGCTATTAAATCTCCAAATTTAGACATTTTTTTCTCTTGTGTACGTTTTATTTATCTGATTCCTCTTCAGCAGGTTTGTCTGCTGTTGCTTCGGTCTCAGGTTTTGGTTCTTCTTTTGGTGCATACATTTTTGAATATGCATCCTTCATAGCTTGTGCTTCTTTAGATGTAATTCTAACCATAATATTGTTATAAGGTAACTTTATTTATCAAGCTACCAATTCAATAAATTCACTCAGAATCTTTTTATTCATTTTCTTACCTTTGAGACTCTTTGCGAATGCTCTTTTGATTTCTGCTTTAGTTGCATCTTCTTTAACAACTAACTCTCCATCATTATTAAGTGCAGATGATGCCATACCAAAGTAAGTGTGATATCCAGATGTAGTGATTGCAAAAGACCTTTCTTTCTTCCAACGACGCATCATTTTTTCTGTAGCTTCTGTTTCATATCCACAATATCTACGGATGAATGAACCACCTTCTCTACTTGGAAGAACACGAATACCAATAAAATTAGTTTGTGGAAAGTTGTCTCTTAAATTTTCAAGTAACATATCAGTTACTTCATACCTACCACAATCTTTTGATATGTAAGTTTTACCTAACTTACGGTCACGCAATACACAGTTTTCTCCAAAGTAATTTGTACCCATATATGGTTCATCTTCCCATTGTCTTTGAACCTCACGATGATACTTAAGTGGTTGACTTTCCCCATCTGTAAGAACTACACATTGTACTTTTTCAGCACCAGTTTTCTTTTGAAACTGTGGAAGTAGTTGATGTAAAGAAACCATTGCTTCATTTAAAGGTGTTCCAGATAATCTATATCCGTATGGTACATCTAAGTAAGGTGTACTTTGTGTCCAATCAAATACACAGGCAGACCTCCAAATATTAATCATATGTGTATCTAAATCCTTTGACTTGGTTTGACTACTAAACATATTCAGTAGAGCAAAATTATTACCGACTTCTGCCATCATATCCTTTGGTTCATAGAAAGTTTCTCTATTAGCATACATCGCAGGTCTAGGGTAATCATTTGAAAATGCATAAACTTCATAAGGTATTTGTACTTTGCGACAGAACCAGATAAGGTTGTAGAGTTGCTTCAAGGTGTCCATCATTACATTATTCATTGAACCAGACCAATCAAGTATGAATACTAATCCATGATTCTTACCATCAGGTACTACTGATACTTTTTTGAATAAGTCTTCATTAAATTTGTAAGTGTGTAATACAGTTGTATCGAGAACACCAGTGCGACTAGTAGTAGCACGGGCATAAGCTCCTGCAGATTTTTTACACTCGAATTCTTTAACAAGATAGTTTACCTCCTTTTGTGCTGATTTTTTGAATGCGTAGAAATCTTTATCTAATTGTTCATATGGATTATAATATTCTGGGATTCTCTCAGGATTACAAAGTGAAATAAAGTAGTTTGGATTTTTTTTGTACTGAGCCTGTATACTAAGATTTGTAGAATTCCAATGCTCATCAAAAGTTTTATGAACCTTTTCATTTGAAATTACTACTTCATTTATATCTACTTTTGGTATCTCAATGTAATGATTTTCACGACCACCTCTATTAATTAGCTCTTTAAGTGCTTCATCAAGAGCATCCATAGTTTCAACTTCTGGTTCTGTATTTTGTGGTTGAGAACGATTACTGAGTTCATCCATCATATCTTCAATCTCTTCGATTGTTGGTGGTTGAGATTCTGATTTCTGATAATCTAAATCTACTTCTTCCTTTGCCTCTTCTGATTCTCCTTTAGGTGTGCCATCAAAAGTCTCATCACCTAAGTCTATACCTGTATCATTCTCTACTTCCTGTCTTTCTTTTCTATCTTGCTCTAGTTGTTGTTTACAAAGTGTGTATAATTCTTTTGCAAGAACTAATACTTCTTCAAATGTCTCTGCTAATTCAATCTTACTCACAAGAAAGTTCTCTTCAGTATTAAAATCAACCAAATCTTCA